CTCGTTAGTAGCCATACCAGCCATGCTTGCTTTGATTTGTAGCATCTCAATGGCGTGTATGCGCTCACGTTCAAACTCAGCAGAAACTAATTTAGCTTCTTTAAGCATATTAGCTGTTTTGTCTACTGCTCTAGGGTCAGTTAAAGCAGGTGCTTGTTGTTTAACTATAGCTAAACGGTCATCTCCTGTGTCTTCTTCGGTTTGGTTTTGTATAGCTTTTAATTCGTCACTATACCGCCAAGCGTTTGCAATCTTTCTTTTGAAACTGGTCAAAGTCTTTTTCGTTTTGTTTTAGTTTAGCTAACACGCTTGATTGTTTAGCTAGGGCTGACTCTTGCGCTTGGTCAGTAATAGCCATAGAGTATTCAACGTTAGCCATGACATAGCTAATGACATCGCCTGCGTGTTGTAACACTTGTATAAAGCCACGCACAATGTTTATGACATTACCTATGGCATCAGCAGTAAATGCAAAACCATACGCAACATTGTCCAACCATCGTGGCAAGTCTGTGCGTATGATTTCCTGTATGCCAACTCTTAACTGGTCTGATTCTATGTAAGAATTAAACATTGCTTGCGTAATGTTGTTTAACATCGGCAACACAGCGGTAGCTATTTCGTTAGCCAAGCCTGTAAAAATAGAGCCTAATTGCGTCAAGCTGTCATTAAATTGCTCGGCTGATTTGGTTGTGTCACCGCCAATTACTAACCCTAATTTTTCCGCCTCAGCACGTAACTTTTCTACACCATCACGCCCACCATTTAGCAGTGGTATTAATTGTGCGCCTGAACGACCAAACAAGCTCATGGCAATAGCAGTTTTATTCGCACCGTCTGCCATACCTGCAAATCTTTCTGAGATTTGTAGCATCGCTTCGTCAGTGCTTTCTAAATTCTTGTAATCGATATTGAGTGCGTTAAAGCCTTTTAGCGCTTCGCCAGTGTTCATTGCAGCGTCGCTCATGCCCTTGATAGCTTGGCCATGCTAAGTCAAGGGTGTCTTGGCTAACGCCAGCCAGGTCTGCTGCATAAGCTAAAGCTGAAAGACTTTCCGTGTGACGCCAGCCATCCTGTGCTTGCTTGGCTAACTTGTCCATGTTATCAATAGACTTTTTGGTCATGTACGCCATTGCTGTGCCAGCAGCTAAGATAGCAACGCCTACAACTTTGGCGGCATCTTTAACCTTTTCTAGCCCAGCCGTTGCGCCTTTTAACCCTGATTGAAACTCCGCAGTGTTAAGACCAAGCGCTACACCAAGTCGAGCAATATTTGCCATTACATACCCTTCGTTAAAATTGCAGGTGCGCCCGGACTCATAAGCGCAAAAGCTAAAAGACTTTGATTAACTTGTGTTTTCTTGTCTTGTTCGCTTAATGGCGGGTAAATGTAGTCGTAAGTGTTGGGTATGATGTCGCGCAACTTATAACCAGTCTTGCCTTTAGGTAACATCTTATTAAACTGTCCTGCGGTTAAGTTGCCCAAAACCTCCAGCAATCCAATATTACCAATCAGCCCTGCGTGGTACATCACAACTATATCTGAAAATGTTTCCTCATCTACTACCGAAGGGTCAGCACCGTGAGCGATCATAAACGCTTTCACTTGCCTTCGCACTGACCCAATTACTTTCCCTTAGTAACATTGTAACTTGGGCTGATCGTTTCGCTAATTAACTTTACTAATTCTAATTGAATGGCATAGGGGAAAAGCTCGTCAATCATTTCGTAAGTAATAGTACTCATGTCGAAATTATCTTCCTCTGGCACTAAGTATTGCAACATCAGGGTAATGCGTTCTTGCACGATTGCCTTATCTTTACAAAACTTTTTAATTGAAATTGCCATCATAAATAATGTCATCTTCGGTAATAACAACCTTGTCCGTTCCTTCTGTTAAATCTTTGCTCATTTCTTTAAAGAATTTTTTAATTAACAATTCATTCGGTGTTTTTAAACGCTCATTCATCAAATCAGATTCAACAGTTAAAGGCACGCGAACTTTAAACGTGTGACCCGCGAATTCAAAAGACCTGATGCGTAATTCGTCTTTGTTAATATTAAATGCTTTTGAAAAACTGTTCATTTTAATAACCTCTTGGCTTGTTTTGCTTTGTATTTTTCGAGAGCTACACCAAGTGACTTACCTAGTGTGCCAGTAACTTGTGCTGCTGAACTTTCCAATGCGGGTCGCATAAAAGGTTTGGGTGCTCTTTGACCTGTTCCAAATTCTAAAACCATTGCTCTTGCATCACTTTTAATTCCAATTTGTTTAAATTTACTGTTACCACTTTTAAGATTCTTAAACGCCTTTTTTGCTAAAACTTTACCACTTGCAGTAGTTACTGCTCCTATCACAACATCGCCCGGAAATATATATTTAGAACGAAAATCTTTTTTCCCCGGCTTTCTTGCTTCAACCTGTAGGCTTGCAGCTAATGCGCCCGTGTCTTTTGATACTAAGGAACGCGCTTTTTCTAACACGGTTTTCATTGATAAACGTACCGCGCTACGCATGATGTTACTTGCGTCTTTTTCACCAAAATCATTACTTATTTGTTTAAATAATTCGGTTGTTTCAGCCCAACCTTCAAATTCAACTTTAACAACCGTTGCCATTACCATCACCTTTGATTAACCGATGGTAAATACTGTTATTGAGCTTCATAACGTAATCTGTCACCTCATCGGGTGACATGTGATAGGCGTGGCGCGAGGCAATTTCATGCGCGAGCATGATGCCCGTTATTCGTTGCTGAGTGAACCCAAACCAATTCTTTGTGCCGGAATTGGCTTGGGATAAAAGGTAGTCTAAAAGTTGATTATTATTTTGTATTGTTGTGGTCATATTTAATCTTCTTTTTTAACTTTCGGTTTGGGAGCAGGGTTAAATTTTGCTAAGTATTGTAAACAAGTTTCGTCAACGCTTCCTAACTCTACTGTTTTTAAAGCAGCCTGGACTTCGTTAGCGTCAACAATTAAAGTCTGAGCTACCGAGTCCAAAGACCTGTTCGTAGTTGCGAGAGTTTTAACTGCATCAGCTAACTTCATGCTGCGTTGCTCCAACCAAATTGATTACCACGCGGGTGAACTGTAAAAATTGCTTTTGCTTCAGCACCCGGCTGTGCATCAATTTGAAACTGTGACACGCGACCATTAAACGCATAATAAATTGTATCTGTACCATCTGTTGCAGCAATAATAAACGTGCGATCAATAGTACCGTTGTAAGCATCGCCTCGCAAGATTAAAAGCTGAGCGTCGCTTGGGTTCCAAGGGGCAGTAATCGTTAAACTTGTTGGTGCTGATTGAGTCGGTATTTTATCTGATTGACGTGAACCAGCAATTGAAAACTAGCCATTGCGTCATCTTGACCGAACGCAGGAACCGCCTCAACATTAACTAAGTTTGCAGGAATTGCTAACGCTGAGACTGTTGCAATTGTTGCAAGTGCGGCATTTGTTAAAGGTGTTGGCGTAGCGGTAGGTTGCGCGTACAAACTTGCACTAAAGCCGGGTAAAATTTTATTTGGAAGTGCCATGATAAATTCCTCTATTTTAACAGTAAATTTTAAATATTGTCTTATGTCGGAATATCAAGTGTGCAATCTAAAATGACTTGCTGTAACCCGATTTCATTATCATATGTATTGTAAAGCCAATCGACATCAGCTTTGGCTATGTAAAAGCCCGAAGCCCCCCCGAATTGACCGCTGTACCCATGCAACGATTGTAGTATTAAATTACTTACATTCATAGCATCTTCAAATAACGTTGTAAATATTGATATTTGAAATATTGGTCGGTCAATGCTTTTGTTGTTTTGGTTTGTGCCTGTAAACACTTCTTGATGTATGTTACGCAAATTCCAAGTTATAAATTTTGGCTCATTTGCAAAGTTACGATTAAAGTTTGCATACACCGGTATTGGCGTAACGATATTTGCCAATTGATACTGAATTGCTTGAGCATACGTTGATGGGTTATTTTGGCTCATACAGGCGTGCTCGGGTCGTTACGATAACAATTAAAAGTTATTTTCATTTGATCATCTGATTCAAATGTATCTGCAATACGCCATTCATTGCCTCGCCAAATGATAGAAAATAAGTTTTGATTGTCTACAATTTGCTTTATATTTGGTGTGTAATTAAACGTTAACGTTACCATATCGCTGTAAATTCTATACCTTTCAGAGATAAGCAAACTATTACGCACATCTTTAACAATAGCGCGTGATGTAAACCATTCTGCAATTGAAGTAGTTTGTTCACCGTACAAATTTATACTATTTGTAACGTTGTTTATAACTACGTTTTCAAATCTTGCAATGCTCATTACATCACCAAAGGTTTGTAAGGTCGAAGCAAAGTTGACACGCCAAAAGGTATGTTTCGTAAATTCTCGGTAGTTGTATCACTACGCTGATTGTATATGTGAGTAAGCAACATTAAACCCGCCTGCTTAATAACTGGATACTGTGAAATTGGGTTAGCGTTACAAGTGTAATTAACAACAATTGGGTTAGCGTTTCCCGTATTGTTTGTCTGCGGTAAACCAGTTGCGACTACACGGTTACCTGAAGCATCATAATAATAATTAGAGCTTGCCAATGTTGTCAGTACTGGTGGTGTTGCACCGTTATAGTATTTTACCGAGTTAATCGTAACGCCCGGCTGTCCATTAAACGATTGCGATATTTCTGGTAAGTCTAAGTAAACTTGTGACGTGCTGAGGTCACTAAACGAGCCGTAGTAAGCCTCGTATGTCGTGGGAAATATGGACATACCTAAGTAGTCTTCAATCGCCATACGGGTCGCTAATTCAATACTGTTCAAATAACTGTCTTGACTTTCATCTTGAAATAAATTTAGCTGTTGCGTAATCTCATCAAGTGTCAGCCATTGCGTAACAGTGTCACGCGCAACCTGCTCAACTTTTTCATAGTTGAATGGGTTTCTGCTAGTGCCTAAAAATGGGGTTTCAATTGACATTGTTTACCTTTAACCAACCAACCGCACGCCTGCAAATACGTCTCGCACTGTCGAGCAAACTCGTTTCTCTGCAAACAGATAAATAAAGCCGGGTGAAGTTTGATCAAAACGCTTGATAGTCATCATTTCATCGTCAGCAATGGTCATGAATCTTGACCAGTCTGCAAGATAAACAGGAAACTTGCCTGAGCCTGCGACGCTCATGTACGGGTTAGGTACAACACGATGACCAAAAAATATACACCGCTGCGCCACCGTCATCGTCGCCAACCTCAATAAAATTGTTAGCTGTGCCTGACACTTTTAATTTACGCAATGCACTAATAGTTGACGGGTGCATCATGTAAGCAGTAAATTCTTTATGCAAATACTGTGGCGGTAAAGCTGCTTGTAAATTAACTAAGTCATCATAAATAACTGCGCTTGCTGATGCTTGCGTTACTTGTAAAACAGTATGCAGGCCGTTCGTAATTGCTGACCCACTTGTACCGAATGCGGCTGCGCTTGTTGAACCAGGATAATAATTTAAACCACGCAAGCCCTCAGTTGCACCGTAATTCACAGTTGTGCTTCCAGCTTGATCGTTGTTAAACATCATTGACAAGGCTTCTTGCTGAGAAAACTCAAACATTAAATCGTCAACAATCGACTCTTCAAGTCCATCAATATCTGATAGAACTGCTGTGCGAACTGGAACACCTGCGTTTATTGAACGTGTGGGCAATTGCCAAAATGAGGTTGCAATATTTGGCGAGCCTGCATTGTTATTTAGTCCATAGCCCCACGGGTTATTTGATGCATTTTCAATTAATGTAGCGTTACCCGTTTTAACAACAAAGGCCTGCTCTGAGCCTATGCCGGCAATAAGCCGTGCACCTTTACGCAATGGATTATGTTCACGCGCAGATGCAAAGGCAACGTCATATATAACTCGACCACCTACATTTTGCCCCGAGCCAGTAAGAGATGATGCCTCTTTTAAATTAACAGTGGCTTCGCCTTCGGTGAGGGCTTTCTTTACTGATTCAAGGATTAAGCTCATAGTCTTTGTCCAAATAATTAAAGTGAGGGAGAGGCTTTACGCCCCCCCCGTTCGTACTTAAGTAGCTGTGCCGGTGCTACGGTAGCGAACTATTGAAAATGGGTCAACAACAGAAGTTGCTAAACGCTTTTCACCGTAGAACGTGATGCTGCCGGGCAATGTTTGATCGTACCTACGCAGAATCATATTTAAACGATCAACGATAGTAAACCCTTTTTGGAAGTCACCAAAGTACATGGGGTACAAACTAGTTGTGCCAGCCGTACCCGTTGCCGATTGACTTGGCAAATCGAGGTAAGTACTTTCTACAACATCGTAACCGAGCATTGTACCAATCACGCCATCAACCGATAAACCCATATTGCGGTTAAAGATTGGTGCGCCATTGTCATCAACTAAACCACGAATTTGCGACATAAAAGTTGAGTTAACCATAAACTTTGCAGTTGGAACACGATACTGTGGTGCTAATGCAAACAGAAAGTTAACTAAGTCTTTATAAGTTACGTTAGAAGCACCTACTGTATTGACGTTTGAAGTCAACTGATCATACGTTGCAATGCTATGCAAACCAGCACTTGAACCTGTGCCACTTGTACCGAACGCTGCAACAGTAGTTTTGCCACCTGCATATGTCGCTGCTGCGCCTGCGTATTGATTCAAACCACGCAGGCCGTTAGAGCCGCCGTAAGGTAAGCTGGTTGCACCTTGATCGTTGTTTTGAATCATTGAAAAGGCTTCAGCTTGGCTAAACTCGGCCATCATATCGCTAACAACATTTGATTCCAAACCGTCAATGTCGTCAAGCGCTGCGGTGCGAACTGGGAATTGCACGTTTAAATCTTGTAACGTTAGTTGCCAAATGTTGGTTCCGACCGTAGTCGCAGAGCCGTTGTTCTGAATCGCATAACCCCATGCCGCGCCCGTGTTGCCAGTCTTTGCACGGAACTGGTACGTTGACCCGTCAGTAGCAACGGCACGTGCACAACCTCGCATTGGATTAGCTAAACGCAAAGCAACGAACACAGGGTCGTAACCTGTACGACCACCAACACCTGCGCCACCGCCCGTTAAGGCTGAGGCTTCTTTCATGTATGCGTCATATTGTGACTCATCTTCAAACATAGTTAATTCTTTTTCAACTTTTGCGCCTGATTTATAGAAGTTACTAATCTGCTCTTTAACTGAACGGTTAACTTCTTGCGTAATAGTTTTATAAGTTTTGATAACTGCCGGTGCTTGAATAGATGCGACCTTAGCTTCTAGTGCTGCAACCTTTTCATCAAAAGATGATCGAGCTTCTTCTACTGCTGCGATGGCTGAAATTTTGCCTTCTTCAATCTTGGTGATTGTGTTGGCTTCGATTTCATCTAATTTTGCAATGATTTGTTCTGACATGATATTTCCTTAAATGCGTTTTGAAAGGGCTTTCATTAACTCTCGTTCTTCTAAAGCAGCGATTATTAAATCAGCTTCGTTTACCACCGCGTCAGAATCACTCTGTGCTGGGGCTTTTTGAATAGGCTTAGTAGCATCACGCTGTTCTAAAACTTTTTCAAAATAGAAGACGCGGTGGTCGCATCTTTTTTCGATAATCCTGCATCACGCAAGACCATCTCAATTGCGCGAGGGTTGGTTTTTCCCTCGTCATCAAATATTCTAATGTTTGTATGCTTGCTTCTAAATTGTTTGGGTACATAACGACAGACACTTCGCGCAAACCGCCTTTGGTGATTTGAAAGTAAGCATCGTGACCTTCGCTTGCAGGGTCAATCATCACGCCTTCAGCGTCGACGTAGCAAGCCTCATCAGCATATGCGCCAACACTTACACCGCCAAATAAATTAGGTGATTCTTTAAAACTTTGTACATGTCCATGCCGACAGTTGTTTCTACAAACAATCTGCCAGACGCTGTCATGCCTTCGTCATCGAACGTAACGGATTCCCATTGTCCGACAGGCATACCTAAGTCGTTATGATTTAAAAACATTGGCATCGGTTTGCCTACATCTGCAAACTCTTTTGCCCAATCAGCGAAGCCCTCGGGCTGATAGTTAAACTTGCGCCCGTCTGCGCCTTCTCTCGCGCCCCAAGTGGTTACGCGTGCTTCAATTGTTCCTAAACTATTTATCGCTTCGTTTGCGTTTGGTTCTAACTGTAGTTTTGCCTCGCAAACTAGAGTGATATTTTTCATTGATTTGCCCCAAGATTTATCGACTGGTCGTTATCTTGTATTGTGAGCAAATCTATTGTTTTCGGTATTTTAACACTAGGTGTCTTAATTTGCGAATTTAATAGATTATATATTGTTTTGTCAATCATATTATGTCGTGCCTATATTGCCTTTGCGCGTTTGATTGCCACCTCCACCGCCAGTATCCTGCGGTGAGCTACCGCTAACAGGCTCAAACTTTCCGCCGGTTGTTAAGTCATCGTACCCGTCAATTTTAGCCATGTTCATATACTCGCGACCTTCATTTTGAGTCATTATGCCTGCGCTAACACCCTGTGCAACAAAGTTAATTTGATCTAACGCAGCGCCTTTTAAAAAGTCTTTAGTGTCAAACCGCACAACTAGATTTGGAAAACCTTTAAAAAGGTGGCTGTTGAGCTTTTGCTCGATGTTGATAATCATCGGGTACATTGTCGCTTTGTAAAACTCGTCCATCATGGTTTGCGTGTTGTTATATTTTTGGTCTGCAATACCTAACATTGATGGTGGTACACCGAATAATCCACAGATACGCTTCATTGTCTGCTCTTTCAGTGCTTGCGTTTGCGTGTCCTGTAAGGTTAAAACATCTAGCGGTTGGTACTTCATGCCTTGGTCTAAAAGCATACCTTGGCCAGGCTTGGATTGATCTGTTGACCTGCTACCCGTCATACTTGACCACGCTTCTTTTAACCTTGCCGCAATTTCTTTGTACTTTGCGTCGGGTATAACTTGCTCGGTTACAAACATGCCAGAGGGTTTTGCACCGTTTTGCATAATAAAGTTTGCGTACAAATCAATGTCTTGGTCAAGCGCAACTAATTCTGTAGCTAATATTCCTTTGTTAAACCCAGCACTACCTTGCCACGCAGCCTCTTTAATGTGCATAACTTGGTGAGCGGATAGCGGCTCGTTATGATTAAATCCGTAACTTGGAGTTGATAGTTGGTAAGACGGATAACGCGCTTCGGTAAGACGTGCACTTATTAAAGTCGAATCTAAATTATACATTTCAATCGGTGTTTGCAAACTGTCATCTTGCTTGGCACGCCACCACAAAGTAAAAGTTTCGCCTGATAAATCTTGCCATAAGCACCACTGATACCAGAACTCATATTGACTTTGAAAGTTGTTAGGACAACGCAATAAGTTTAAAACTTGCTTGGCCTTGGCTTTGTCACGCACGCCTACTTTGATGATGCTAGCGCGTCAACAATGTACCGTCGTCGGTCTTGGTCATTATGGCTATAGGTAGTTGCGCTAACGCACGAGCCTTAACGCCACAAGCTGCCATTACGGTTGAGTTGCGGGTGAGCATAGACATATCAACCACACGGCCTGCGGTCGTGGCACTACTGGTTGTTACATAGAGTAGCTGTTGGCTTACTGTTTGCTTGCCGTTTGCGCCTTGGTAAAGTACGTTGTTGCCAAGCTGAGTTTGACCGAATAGCGTATTAGCTTCTAATTGAGTTGGTTTTTTACTTTTGAATATATCAAAAACGCCCATGCTTACACCCAATAAGATAACAATTGTTTATCAATTTTAAACTAAAAGCTACGAAAACCAAAACTATTTGAAACACTTGGTGTATCAAGGCTCGAATGCATGCTAATAATTAAAGCAATTATTCCATCAACTTTAGCTGCTTTGTCCGCTTCGTTCTTGCGTACTTTAATGTTGCTATTCACGTCTGTATAAACCTCACAGTTTCCTAACTGCCAGCCTACAAACGGATTACCGTCATGTTTAATTTGATGATTAAGTATTAACTTTTCTACTTGTTTACTGGGATTGTTTAAAACCGCCATAGACTGCCCAACTTTCTTAACGGGTATACCCGCTTCATACAATCTAGACACTAGCGCAGCGGAATTATAAGAGTCGTAGCCTACTTCCTTAACATCATAAACACTACATTGTTGCTTAATGTATTCGCTTATTTCTCTATCGTCCATAACGTTACCTTCGGTCAACTTTAGTATTCCGCTTGCGATGGCAACTCTAAAAATATCAGAATAATGTTTTGGTATTAAATCAAACCCGGCTTCGGGCAAAAGAATTGCCATTGTGCTTCGTAGTCTAATTCACCGTAGCGTTTAAGCGTACAGACTGCATTTAAGTCTCGCGTGGCTGCTAAGTCAAACCCAATGAATACAGATTCTGGCTGTCGGTCTGTTAGGCCAATAGATTTTTCATTGTCCCAAAACGCGCGATCAAGCCACGCCGTGTTAGCCGACACAAAATGTTAAGTGTTTACAAAGAAAATCATTTAGCGCAGCAGGTTTGTGTTTTGCTTCCTCTGCTCGCTGTGCAATCGCTTCATCAAATACACTTATGCCGTGCATAGGGTTAGCTTTTAACCAACTCTTGGGGTCTTGCCAATCGTCTTGCGGGTCAAGCCCATAGAGCAGGCCAAACCATTTTGTGTTATCCACGGCTTCGCCATTTAACATCGAACGCATCATTGACATATCTTCGTGAAACTTTGTGTCCTTAGTAAATGATGCTGTAGTAATGTAAATTCGCAATGGGTTTTGCCGAGCTACCATGCCTGAATGCAGGACTTCAATCGAGTTGCGATCAACAATCTGCGCAGCTTCGTCAACGATTACGCAAGATGGGTTTTTACCGTCACCCGTTTTCTTTGTATCTCTGCTCAGCGCTTTAAACATACTTTGCGCGTCACCAACTTTCTTAATCTCGTACTTAGATTGCATAAACAATTTGCCAAAGTCAGCAGGCATATAGTCTATGAAGCCTTTGGCCGCATCAAAGACGATAGTAGCTTGCTCGCGGTTAGTTGCTAGTGTGTAGACCTCTGCGCCTGACTCACCACAGAAAAGCTCGTAGAGTCCAATAAGAGCCGTCAGTGTAGACTTGCCTGCCTTGCGTGGTATGTAGACAATGACGTCTGAAACCATGCGTTTCTCGCGGTCTTTCTTGTCTCTAAAACCATAGACAGCACAAATAATAAATATTTGGAATGGTTCTAAAACAATTGGTTGCCCGGCTTGATGCCTTTGTATGCCGTAGCTGGGTAGCAAATTCCAACACGTGCTGTGGGTAGTCTTGATCAAACACCCATCGCCAATCTTTATTTTCGTATTGATTTAAAACCGTTGACAGGCTAATCGTACATCTCGGCATACGTTAACGTTGCCCTTCGCAACCTCTTTAGCGTAGACGACGCCAGTTTGCCAGATCACCCTTTTGGCCCACGCATAAATTTACTTGCATCGCCTTGATCACCTGATTTATTTAAACTTAACCTGCCTCTAGGCGTTAACCCTAACTCATTCATAAGTTGAATAATAAGTGTGGTGACTTTCATTTGTAAAGATACAAAAGGACTCGGGCCAATAGCTGCACCGTTGTTTAGTTTCATAACTAGCCCTGTTTTCTTTAACCCGATTTCGCAAAATACATATTTATCTACATAGCCAGCCAGCATTGACAAGGTGTGTTTATCTTGATCGCTTCCAATTCCGTACACTTCGTGTAAGAACTCTGCGGTTTCTTCAATAAACTTGTCTTTGTCCCAAGTAGTTGGGTCATCAAGCCAATCAGCTTTTGGAATTCTTTTTTAATGTTGTTAGGAATAGACGCAACATTTTTAGTGGACTTGCCTCTCGGTCTAGTCCCATCGATCAGGTGAAGCTCAGGTGGTTTCTTATTCATAAAACTAGTTTAATCTTAAAAAACCTAAACTGGTCAAATTACCCTGTGCCTTTTTGGT